GCCCGTCCATGCCTTCCTGCTCGAGCACTTCCTGTTCCGGGAGCCGGTGGGGGACGCAAGAGCGGTGATGAATACCGCCATCGGACTGGCCTGCGCGGTATGGGCGGATGAGCAAGAGGCGAATCGGCAGTTGTATGGCTACCAGGAAGCGCACAGCTACTTTGAGGCGGCATGATGGAACAACGCACCGACGCTTGGTTTGAAGCCCGCAGGGGCAAGATTACCGCCTCGGTCATTGGGGGCATCCTGGGGGTGTCCCCGTATATGACAGCGGATGATGTGGCAAAGCGGCTGGTGGCCGGGATGTGTCCCGACTTGGCGCATGAAGCCTTTGCCGGGAATATCGCCACGCGATGGGGGCAGGATCATGAAGATGTCGCCAACAGCTATTTTCAGGCGGAAACCGGATTGATGACGTATCGCATCGGGTTTCTGGATCATCCATCTTTCCCCTGGCTGGGCGCGTCTCCGGACGGGTTTGTGCTGGAGGGCGGCGGGAAGATTCCCATTGAACTGAAATGCCCCTACAACAAAAAGCTGTTCCGCATGGCGGATCGGCTCGACTACTGGCATCAGGTGCAATGCCAGATCAGCGTGATGGATGCTCCCCATGCCTATTTTGCGGTCTGGACGCCGGACGGGTTTCATGTGGAACAGGTGGCCCGCGATGAAGCCTGGGAAGCCACGACTATCCCGACATTGCTGAACTTCCTCGAATCCATCCAGGCTATTGCCGCTGACCCGGAACGCGCCCAACGATTGCTGGCGAACGACGCCACAGTGCGGGATGACCGGCTGTTTGAAACCCTGACCCATGACTACCTGGAGGCCAAGCAAGCGGCGGATGCCGCAGAGGCCGCATTGAAAGCCAAGCGGGAAGCCTTGATTAACGCCTGTGGCGGCATCAGCAGCACGGGATTTGGCTTGATGGTCAAGCAGACCGCTCCCAAGAAAATCATTGATTACAAACAGGCGTGTGAAGCCCACGGCATTGATACCGCGCCTTACGCGAAACTCCAATCAGCAACCTGGATGATCAAGAAATGCAAACCAGTCAAATCATTGGCCGTTTAGGCCGCGATGCCGAACTCAAGTCCACGCAGCAGGGAACGCCCTTTATCACCCTGGCCGTGGCCGTTAATACCGGATGGGGCGAGAACAAGAAAACCGTCTGGTGGGATGTGGCGTATTTCGGGAACCGGGCGGAGAAGGTCTGCCAGTACCTGGAGAAAGGCACTCAGGTCTTTATCGATGGCGATTTTGATCTCAAGCAATTTACCACCAAGCAAGGCGAGGAGCGGATCACCCCCTCCATTCGGGCGGATCGGATTGAATTATTGAGTTCCGCCGTCAATGGCGACAAGTCCGACAAGCCGCCTCGGGAAAAGCCCGTCACCAAGCCCAAAGCGCAAGCCGCTGACGGGGACTTTGAAGACGATATCCCATTCTAAAAAGGATTGACCATGCTGCATGTGAAACGACTGACCGAAAGCGCCAAGCTGCCCACCCGGGCGTATGACCGGGATGCCGGGTTTGATCTGTATGCCTGCCTCGATGGGCCGTGGAAGCTATACCCTGCGGAGCGGTGCGCCATCTCCACCGGGATTGCCGTGGCGATTGATCCGGGCAAAGTCGGGCTGATCTGGCCGCGTTCCGGGATGGCCTTGAAGGATGGAATCATGGTGATGGCCGGAGTGATCGATAGCGGCTATCGCGGGGAGATCAAGGTCATTCTGCATAACGCGGGGGAGTCTATGGTGTTGATCAAGACGGGCGACAAGATCGCGCAGATGCTGCTCCAGCCGGTGTTCCCGGATGAGGTTTTTGAAGTCAATGAATTCTCCGGACAGACCGACCGGGGCGAGCAGGGGTTTGGGAGCACCGGCCTATGAAGGCCGTGGACATCCTGGAACACGCCATTGTGTCGATTCAGTCTCGCGCCCGCAACCGGGATGTAGATGAAGAACGCTCAATGGACAAAGCGGTGCAGATTTTCAAACTGATCTCGGGAGTCAGCCTCCCGGAATACCACGGCTGGCTGTTCATGGTGGCGTTGAAACTGGCGCGGAACGCCAATGCAAGGCTCAACGAGGACGATCTGGTGGACTGCGCCGCCTATTGCGCCCTGGCCCTGGAATGCGCAACGGAAAGCCTTGATGGCCATCGGGATTGATCCGGGGCTGGAGGGCGCGATTGCCGTGCTCTCCCAAAAAGGCGAATACGTGGCCCTGTTCGATATGCCGTTGCTCCCGAGTGGGAAAAAGCGCCGGGTTGACGGGGCTACGCTGAAAACCTTGCTGGCGGCGTATGCCCATTATGCGCCCATCTGGATTGAACAAGTGGCGGCGCACCCCGGACAAGGGGTGACTTCCATGTTTAATTTTGGCTATTCGGCAGGGATCATTGAAGGGATCGTCAATGGGATCGGCGGATTGCCCTACGACTTTGTTACCCCGCAAGCCTGGAAACGCCGCGCTTCGCTGATCAACCAGGACAAGGGGGCGGCGCTGACGGTCGCCAAGCGGTTGTTCCCGGAGGCGGAATTGACTCTGAAAAAACATGTCGGTCGCGCTGATGCGTTGCTGATCGCCAAGTTTGGAGAACGGACATGAACGTCGATTACATCTGTCATTCCGGGAATGATTTACTGGTGGTCAATGCCGCCAGGGTGTCGATGGGTAAGCACAAGGCCGTGCTGGATCAGGGGGACATTCGCCTGTTGCATTATCTGGCGCGGGAGGGCCACTGGTCTCCATTCTCGCACCCGCAAGTTACCCTGCGCATCAAGGCTCCCATTTTTGTCGCCCGACAACTGCTGCGCTCCACCGTCGGCCTGAGCGTCAATGAAGTGAGCCGCCGATATGTGGATGACGCCCCGGAGTTTTACTGGCCGGATCAGTGGCGGGGACGCCCGGAGCAATCCATCAAGCAGGGGAGCGGCGATGACCTCCCTGAACCGCAACAGGCCCGCATTGACGGCATTTACAATACCGTGCTCTGCACCGTGAAGGACGCTTACGAAACGCTGTTGTCGGCGGGCGTAGCCCCGGAAATGGCCCGCATGATCCTCCCTCAATCCATGCTCACCGAGTGGTACTGGACAGGCTCCCTGTACGCCTTCTGGCGAGTTTACCGGCAACGCGCCGACCCGCATGCCCAATGGGAGTCCCAGGCGATTGCGGCGGATATTCAGGCGATCCTGGCGGGCTTATACCCTCATTCCTGGAAGGCGCTGAAAGATGAAAACGACGATTGAACCGATGCAAGTGCTCGTTGAAGTGAACGGGAAACGAGTGGTTAGAACCGACGAGGAAGGCGTGTGGTACGACCTGGATGCTCCCGGCGTTCCCTACCCTTCTCTACAGGAGGCGTTACATCATGAGACCGGAACAAACTCTTTGTCAGGGCTTGGACAATCACGACCGGACAGCCTGCCCGAGAAAGATGAACTGCCGCCGCTATACGAGGTGGCTCGATGAACTCGAAAACCGAGAACGCTACCCGTTACGGGGTGGCGGGCCGTGGGCCGCGCATCGCCTGTGCCGCATTGATTGGGACTGGTACGACCCCGCAACGCCTGATCAGCGACCTGAACCAACTGCTGCGTGATCCCACCTTGTTGGGCGTCAGCGTGTTTCACAGTCGGATCATGGATTTCGTGGAGTGCTTTGAATGACCAAACAGGAACTGATCCGTTTGATCGAAGGGCCACTGGCGGCGTACCTGGGCGCGGATTGCACCTACTCCCGTTTTATAGAACTGCTCAATGCCGAATTCCCGGAGTTGGGGATGCGCTATGGCGAACTTTACCCCCGGCTGTTCAACCTTTCAGCGGAGACCTTTGATGAAGGAGACGACTTTGATGGCCTGTTCGCCTGGGACATCTGGACGGTGGGCAAAGACTACCTACAATCAAGCGGATCATCTTCGCTGGAGAACGGGTATGTCGCTGTACAAGAGAGAGGATTCCCCCAACTGGTGGACTTGCATCGACGGCCACCGGAAAAGCACGGGAACGCGGGACAAGAAGGAGGCCAAGCGTATCCATGAGCAACGTCGCCAAGCGTCCTGGGCCAGCCAGCAACCCGTTACCATGACCTTTCAGGAAGCCGTGGAACGCTGGCTCAAGGAGACGGGCCACAAGCGCGATTCTGACGGGGATCGGCAACGACTGGGGGTTATGTCCCCCCTCAATGGAAAGGCGTTGGAAACCCTCTCCCAGGCCGATTTGGACGGTATTCTCCAGGCGGTTCCCACCTTGAAAGCGCCCGGTTCACGCAATCGCTATCGCGCCACCTTCCGAGCCGTCCTGCGCCGCGCTGTGGTTTGGCAAGTGCTGGAGAAAGCGCCGCCGATTCATCTGGAGCCGGAACCGCTGAAAGACTTGCAGGTGCTGACGCGGGAACAAGCTGCTCGATTAGTGCAGGCCGCGCCGAGTCATGTGCAGCCGGTAATTCGTTTTGCCCTGGCCACCGGACTCCGCAAGGCCAACATTATGGGGCTGCGGTGGATCAATGTTGATTTGCATCAGCGCATGTTGTGGGTGGCGGGCGAGGAGGCGAAAGGCAAGCGCCCCATCGGCATTCCATTGAATGATACCGCCCTGACGGTCTTGCGGGGGGAACAGGGCAAGCATCGGGAGTTCGTGTTCACGGTAGAGGGCCGTCCCTATCGTTGGCTGGATCACAAGACGTGGCTCAACCTCTGTCAACGCGCCGGGATGCCCAAAGGGTTCCGCTTTCATGATCTGCGGCACACCGCATTCACTTGGCTGGCGCAGGCGGGCGTGGACACGCAACGATTACAGCGCCTGGGGGGATGGAGCACCACCCGGATGGTTGAACGCTACACGCATCTCAATGTGGAAGATTTGCGGGATGCGGTCAAGGCGATCAATTTATCATGAGGAAACCCTGGGGAATTAAAGAGGATCGGCAACTGGAAACCTTGTGGAGCGATGGATATTGCCCCAAACAGATTGCTGAATTAATGGATCGCTCCGTGGATTCCGTGAATTGGCGGAGACGGTTTATCGGGCTGCCGGGGATTCGTCAAAAGGCGAAAAGAACGCGCAGCAGAGAGATCAAAAAGCGCATGATCGAAGCTGAGATCAAGGAGAAAGAAGAAATGGCGGAGTTGCTGAAAAAACTGAATGAAATCGAAAAGAACCTGCGCCATGAGAAAAAGGCGCGGCACTACGGAAGCCAGCTAAAACCGATCCCTGAGTTGGATGAAGATACCGCATGGATTGAAGAACAGAAAAGGGATAAGCTGGAACGCGAGGCGCAACGAGCGGCCAGGGCCAGGGTATGAGATGGGTGGAGCCTTACGCTGACATTCGCATGTGCTCCTGTGGAACCGATGCTTGGCCCCCCTCGCCCTGTTTGCGGATTTATACGCACGGGGAGCGTGAGTACGCCACTTGTCCAACGTGCAAGAAAACATGGGATGTGAACACGCTGAAAGAGGTTGAGTTAAATTCTGAATGCGATTCATTATGCTAAAGGTGAATAAATGAATACCTACATCATTTCTGTGATTATTACCGTGGAAGCTGAGTCTCGTGAAGAAGCGATGGAGAAAACCCATGATGAACTCGAAGAAATCCTTTTGGATGACGAGAGTTCATTGCGGAAATTCTACATTA